CAAGATTGTAGATAAAGATGGCAACTATCTCTGTAATGATGATTGTGAATCTTTAGGTAAATATAGAATGGTTAATAGTGATTACAACCATTGTGATACCAATACATATTGCCTTCCTCGTTCAACTGCGATACAATGTTCATCAGCATGGCATGGTGGTTGGGGACAAGATAGAGTCTTTTTAAAGGCAATCTCGAAATTCTTTCCAAAAGCCGATGGTACAGGTGAATATACTGTGAACTATCGAATTGGTGGTAATGATGGTTCAGTAAGAAAAGAATTCTTTGAACATAATAATGCTATAATGAAAAAACAATATAATGGGGAATTTCCGTGGCGAAAAAAAATCTAATCATCGGTGGTTTTACAAACTACGGTATCAATCAACTAAAACCTTGGGTTCTATCAGCGAAAGAAGTTGCTGGTGATAATGATGTTGTTTTGGTTTATGGTAATGCATCTGACGAAACTTTAGACTGGTTAGTAGAACAAGGTGTAGTTGTTATTCCTATGTTACAGGTACAAAATATACCAATCCATGTTTTACGTTTCTTATCAATATATGAATATCTAGAAAATCATTGGTTTGATTACAATTATGTTGTTACTACTGATGTTAAAGATGTTTATTTCCAAGCAGACCCATTTGAAGATATTATTCACCATAAACTCATTATTGCTTCTGAAGGTTTAAGATATAAAGACGAACCTTGGGGTAACAATAATCTATTTCAAGCTTATGGTCCTTATGTCTATGATAAGTTCAAAAACAACGAAATCTATAATGTAGGAACCTTTGGTGGTAAATCTGAATATGTAAAAGATATGGTGTTTCATATCTTCACCAACGGAATCAACCGACCAATTCCTATTGTTGACCAAGCAGTATTCAATGTATTAATCAACACACAACCATTTAAAGATATTGTGTATAAAACATATACTTGGGCAGCTGAGTTGGGAACAATTATGGATCCTTCTAAGATTGGCCAATTCAGACCTAATCTATTATCTAATGAACCTGTATGGGAAGATCGTTTGGTGAAATACGGAAGCCAACCTTACGCAATCGTACACCAATATGACCGAGTACCATTTTTAAAGAAATTTGTCCAAGAGAAATATGGACAAGAAGATGAATCACAATTTTTTACTTATAGGACTTAATATGGACTTTGAACAAGAATATCAAGATGCATGTGCTAGAGATACTGATATGCACGAACATTTACCATGGATTTCAGAACTAACTTCAGAATGTAGTCATGCAACCGAACTTGGAGTTGGTTATGCACAGAGTACTAGAGGATTTCTAAGACAAGACATTGAGATGCACAGTTATGAAATTTCTCCTTATGATGTAACCACTCAGTACTTTAATGATGCTAGAGCTGCAGGTAGAAATGTTACATTACATGTGTGTTCTACATTAGAAACAGAAATTGCACCAACTGAGATTATGTTGGTCGACAGTTATCACTCTTATGAACAAGTTAAAGGTGAATTGGCCTTACATGCTGATAAAGTGAGTAAATATATATTATTCCATGACACAACATTATTTGGTGATCGTGGCCAAGGTGGTGAACAAGGTATCTGGCCAGCAATTCAAGAATTCTTGGATGCAAATCCACAATGGCAATTAGTTGAACGAAGAACTAATAATAATGGAATGACTTTGATTAAGAGAGTATAATGAAAATCTTTATTACTGGTATCGCAGGGTTTCTAGGTAGTCACCTTGCCGATAGAATGATTGAACTTGGACATGAAGTATCTGGTAACGATACACTCATTGGTGGTTACCGTGATAATATTCCTAAGAAAGCAAAATTCTATCAGATTGATTGTTGTGATGTTGACTTGATGGCATATGCAATGAAAGATGTTGATGTTGTAATTCATTGTGCAGCAACAGCACATGAAGGACTATCTGTATTCTCTCCTTCGTTCATCACACGAAACATTTTTGAAGCCAGCGTATCTACAATCTCTGCTGCAATTCAGAATAAAGTTAAGCGATTCGTCTATTGCACATCAATGGCACGGTATGGCGACCAAAAGGCACCATTCAATGAAAAGATGTCTCCAAAACCTGTAGATCCATATGGTATTGCTAAAGTTGCTGGTGAAGAAGTATTGAAAGCACTCTGTGATACACATGGTATGGAATGGAACATTGCTGTGCCTCATAATATTGTTGGTCCTCGTCAGAGATATGATGACCCATTCCGTAATGTAATGAGTATTATGATTAATCGTAATTTACAAGGCAAACCTGCTATTGTATATGGTGATGGTAAACAAACTCGTTGTTTCTCTTACGTTGGTGATTGCATCAATTGTTTAGAAAAGATGGCATTGGATCCAAAAGTAGTTAAACAAATTATCAATATTGGTCCAGATGAGGGTACTATTACTGTTGCAGAATTAGCAGCATTAGTTCAAAAAGAATGTGGCGTACCAGATACATGGCCACCAATTCATATGCCTGACCGACCAAGAGAAGTTAAACATGCCTCTTGTACAGCAGATAAGGCAAGAAAGTTGTTGAACTACGAAACTAAAACTGATCTAAGGAAAGCAATTGCTGAAACTGTGGCATATGTCAAGAATAAAGGACCTAAACCTTTTGATTACACTTATCCACTTGAGATTGTTTCCGATAAAACCCCTAAGACATGGAAAGATAGGTTAATGTAATGAGTTTAGTTGATATTATAATTAAAAATAATCTGCGTAATGATACACATTATGAGTTTGGTACAGATAAAGAATTTAATCACAAATATTGTAGTGGATTCTACGATGAAACTTTTGCCGCATACCAGAATCAAAATTTACGATTATTAGAATTAGGTATTCATCGTGGTGGTAGTATGGCATTATGGCATCATTACTTTCCTAATGCCGACATTTATGGTGTAGATCCATATGACTTTAACGCAAAACAGAACTGCGAACCTTATCCTAGAGTTAAGATCATATACGCTGATGGATATCGCAAGGACTTTGCGGATACACTTCCTAATTTTGATATTATCATTGATGACGGTCCGCACACCAAAGAGAGCCACTTACAATCACTTTCAGTATATCTTCCAAAATTAAACAAGGGTGGTATATTTGTTATTGAAGATATTGCCGATATGAATTGGACGGAAGATTATAAAAATTTAGTTCCAGAAGGTATGGTATCTGATGTTGTTGATCTCAGAGAAACATCTGGTATGTCTGATAGTATTATCTTTTGGGTGAAGTATGAATAATATTTCATTTTGTCATCTTGCCTCAGCAGGTAAAAAACTATCTACCGAAAAAGTGGTAGCACAAGTTCGTAAACATCATCCAGATGCTTACTATATGTTATTGTCTGATGCTGCCGATGACTTATCTGATATTGCTGAAAAATATAATTGTGATTATATTCGTTCAGTTTCTAAACTAGGTTATCCAAGTTATGATGCTGATAAAACAATACAATGGTTGGATAGATTCAGAGCTGCTTGCCAACAAGCACCAACTTCACATATAATGATGATGGAAGACGATGTTTGGATTAAAAAACCAGTCACAGTTGATCCTTCATGTGAAATGGCTGGACATGATATTAAAATTGGTAATATTATACCAGATGATATTATTGGTAGTATTACAGATTTCTCAGGAAAGAAACCGTTAACGAATCAGTATGGTTGTGGTGGAGGTTCAATATTTAAAGTATCAACATTTATTGAAAATTATGATAAAGTAACAGAATGGTTTAAGAAAAATCATGACTGGTTTCAAATTCATTACAGTCCTTTAGGATTCATGGACTGTTATATGGTTGTATATTATATGTTGTGTGGTAAAGATTATTCAGTTAATCCTTATATGACAGATACTCATCATCATAAGAATGATGGATTTGACTATGATGATTTTGTTATGAGTACTCCATTACACATTGAAATTGTTAATAATTATAAAAGGTATTATTGGGAATGATTACTATTGTAACAGCATTTTTTGATATTGGTCGTGGTGATTGGAGTTCAGATAAAGGATTACCACATTATCTACAAAGATCAACAGATACTTACCTTGAACGATTTGGTTATATGGCCAAGTTGGACAATCCAATGGTTATTTTCACATCTGAAGATATGGTTGAAAAAATTACCAAGTTGAGAGATGGACGACCTACTGATATCATTACATTGGACTTTAAAGAGTCATTCAAACCATTCAAAGAAATTGTTTCTAAAATACAAAAAGATCCTGCCTTTCAGGCTAAAATAAATCCCATGCAAGTACACAATCCAGAATATTGGAATGCTGATTATGTCGTAGTAAATGCAATGAAGTCCAGTTTTGTCGTTGAAGCAATTAGAAAATCATTGGTACAAACTGAATTAGTTGCTTGGTTGGACTTTGGTTATTGTCGAGATGAATCTACATTAAATGGTGTAACTTCTTGGAACTATCCTTTTGATAAAGAGAAAATACACTTCTTTAATGTCAAGGATTGGAAAAAAGAAACCATTATTGAAGATGTTATTGCCAACAATGATGTACACATTACTGGTCCTTGTATTGTTGCCGGAATTGATAAATGGCCACTATTACAACGATTGGTTGCTCACAGTACAAATGAATTGGTAAAGAATAATCTAATTGATGATGACCAAACTTTATTATTGATGTCTTATTTGTTTGCAAAAGACTCGTTTGAATTACATCCAGTATCTCCTACAGACTGGTTTGTTGCCTTTAAGGAATTTAGTGAATGAAAATTTATGTAACTGGAACTGCCAACCTTGGTGACTTTTTAAATGCTGTGCCTGTACTATCGGGCGTCAGTAAATCTTACGGTAAATACTCTTTAATAATTAAAGGTGCAATGAAGAAATTTAATGGCATTAAAGAGTTTCTAATGTACCAAGATTTGTTTACTGATGTTGAATTTGATGACGATATCATTCCTTATGGTGATATGATTCAATTAAGTTCATGGCCTATTCGTGAGGATAAAGGTGATCCATATCGACCAATTGAAACTTGCCGTTATGAGAATTGGTTGAAAGACAAATACGGATTAGAATTTGATGTTGATGATGATTTTATTGTACAAACTCCAATTTATGATATTGAAGTTAAGGATGAATTCTATGTTGGTGACCGTTGGTCTGTCGGTGAGATTGATGATCGCAGAGAGACACACATACTATCACATCTTGAAAAATTCAACTTCATTGATTATAATAGACCAATGTTAGAAAATGCTTATATTCTACTGAATTTGAAAAAACCATTTATCACTAATTTTACAGGCATTGGTATGTTGGCTGACTTATGTGATATTCAATTATATTGTGTTTGGAAAGCAGAAGATTGGAAACCTGAATTTAGAGTTGGTGATGATGTAAATTGGGATGGTGGTAGAAATATTCAACAAGTATTTGAGAAACATTTCTATCAAAATGGTTTAGCTGAATTGGTTCATGCAAAAGATTTGGAGAAAAAACTTGACCATTTTAAACATTCATAAAGGTTGTTTTGGTGGACCATTGAGAAATGGTGACCTCATAGGTGTTGGTAATGTACTAGAACACCTAAGAAAAGTAAACAATCAACCTTATATTCGATTCCACCTGATGCCGGAGGCTATCAGTTCCGATGAATACTGTCAGAAATTCTACCAATTTTTATTAAAACAAACAAATTGGTTTTCTGAACATCAAAGTCAGGACAGTCTACAATGGGAAAGAGTTAATGTTTGGGACTTCCGTGACATCTCCGGTGATCTAGTTTCAATACCAAATGACAATGAGATGCAGAAAAAGATTGTCATTTTTCCTTTGTTTGATGCTCCATACAACACCTATAGGAATTGGCCAAGTAACTTATTGGACCATCTAGTCAAAAAGTACAGTACGGAAGAATATAAAGACTATACTAAGATAATCTGTTCTAAGGACATTATCTTCAAAGAAGGATGGTTCAGTAGTAACGATTTTATGTCAAATATTTACCACATTATGGATGCTGAGATATTCATTGGTGGTGACACAGGAACAACACATTTTGCGTTTTCTCTTGACAAAGGACCTAAGGACCTGATATACTATAATTCTAGTCGAGGTCTAATTCATACTTTACCGTTTCATCTCCTTCAAGGTAAAGGTAAAATGCGTACTTATTGGTTAGACTTCGAAAATACCAAGTTTTAAATCCAACATTTTTGACACTATGTATCTAAGCCAATCTTTCTACGGTTTAGGTACATTAATTTAAAAGTTGTATAAATAAGTTAATCGGCAACCAAAGTGTGTTGCATATCAGAAGGAAAATTCAATGCTGTCATTTAAATCATTCCTAACGGAAGAAGTCGAAAAGAGCGGTGAGCTCAAGCACATTCATCATGCTGAAGATAGACCATTGATGCATGGCCATGAAGGTTTTGAACACGCACATGCTGCTTTGATGAAGGCACATGCCCACATGACTAGTGGACATAAAAACACCAATCTGACAATGAAATATGATGGTTCTCCATCCCTTGTATTTGGTCATCACCCTAAGAATGGTAAATTCTTTGTGGCCACCAAGTCAGCCTTCAACAAGAATCCAAAAATCAACCATACTGAAGCAGATATTGACAAACATCACGGTCACGCTCCAGGTTTAGCACACACACTCAAACACGCTCTCAAACA